GACCAAAGACTACAAGACTGGCAAAAGTGCGGCTGAGATCATGACCGCTCAAGGCTGGGATGTTGAGATCATTCCAGTCGGCGATGTAGAACACGGCATAAAGCTATCGCGCATGTTATTGCCACATGTCTGGATGGATCAGAACACAACTAAGCGATTGCAGGAATGCCTCAAGCGCTATCGTCGTTCAATAAACTCAACAACTAATCAACCTGGCGGTCCATTGCATGACGAATATTCTCATGGCGCTGATGCTTTCCGTTATCTTTCAACATGTATTGATATGCTGAAGAATGATAATATTAAGCGCCGCAAAGATCGTGACACTGGCGTAGCCGGAAGCTGGATGAACTAACCAATGGTATTACTATGAACCTAGACGATGATTCAATCTTTAATTCCATTGGTATTAATGAGCCAGCGGAAGAGCCAGATGAGAAGCTGCTTAATGAGATCCGTAAGAGATTCTCTCAAGCAGTAGAGTTTGAAGCACAGAACAGACAAGAGCGGTTGGATGACATCCGATTTGCGCGTCTCGGCGATCAATGGCCGGAAGCCGCAAAGTATGACCGCAATCGGCCAGGAAAAGAACGGCCAATGCTGGTAGTCAATCGGCTATTGCAGTTCCGTGATCGAGTGGTTAATGAGATCCGTCAGAATACGCCAAGCATTCGTATCAGGCCAGTCAATGATGGCGCTGATCAAGAAACAGCAGAAGTCTTAATGGGCTTAGTGCGTCATATCCAAGATAATTCAAATGCCTCTATAGCTTATGACACAGCAGTCGAATGGCAAGTAGACACTGGTCTTGGCTATATCCGCGTTCGCAATGACTGGTCATCCGACACATCATTTGATCAAGAGATCTTCATTGACCGCATTCCTGATCCGTTCAAGGTTTATTACGATAACCATAGCAAGAGTCCAGATGGATCTGATGCTGAATGGTGTGTTATCGCTGAAGAGATTGCGAAGGAAGACTTTAAGCGCCAGTATCCTAATGTAGATCCTACGCAGTTTGATGATGCTGGCAATGGAGACATGCAGGGCTGGTATTCAAAGGATTCAGTGCGCGTAGCTGAGTATTATTATATCGAGCATGAAGAGCAGGAAATATCTGATCCTGAGACTGGTCGCACTAGAACGGCAGACGTTAAACGCTGCATGTGGTGCAAGGTCACTGGCTCTGTAGTGCTGGAGCGTTCAGAACTGCCAACGAAGTACATTCCCGTTGTTCCAGTAATCGGTCATGAGGTCTGGGTACAAGGCAAACGCTACATCTCTGGTCTTGTTCGCAATGCTAAAGACTCTCAAAGACTATACAACTATTATTTGTCAGCTAATGCTGAGAATGTTGCGCTAGCTCCAAAGGCTCCGTTCATTGGTGTAGCTGGTCAGTTTGAGACTGATCCTAACTGGGCAAGAGCTAACCAGGAATCATTGTCTTATCTCGAATATGATCCGGTCTCTATCGCTGGTACGCCAGTCGGTGCGCCACAGAGATCTCAACCGCCACAGGCAAGCTCTGCAATCATGCAAGCTATCCAATTGGCTGAGAACGACATCATGCAATCCATGGGCATTTATCAGCCATCTCTTGGCGGTGAATCCAATGAAACATCTGGTCGTGCGCTCATGCTGCGTCAGAAGCAGTCAGAAGCCGGAAACTTCCATTACCAGGACAATTTGAATCGTTCTATACGTCAGATCGGTAGGATTATTCTAGACATGATTCCAAGTATATACGACCGCGCTAGAGTGGTTCGTATTCTTGGTGAGGATGGTTCTCCAAAGAGTGTGAACTTAGATCCAAGTAGTCCTGAGCCATCAATGTATACGGATAATCCAGGGATTGACAGCATTTATAACCCAACCATTGGCGAATATGATGTTGTCTGTGATTCTGGACCAAGCTACGCAACTAAGCGCGATGAAGCGGCTAACATGATGCTGGCGTTAACTCAAGCTAATCCTGCGCTGTTCCAGACCATTGGCGATCTGATGATGAAAAACATGGATTGGCCTGGAGCAGAAGAGATCTCCAAGCGCTTGCAAGCACTATTGCCGCCACAGTTACAGCCAACTGCTGATGGAACCAAGGTAGATCCACAGGTTATCCAAGCACAGCAGATGATGGAGCAAATGGCTAATCAGATGGAGCATCTCAGCCAAGAACTGCAAGCCGCACAGAGCGACAAGATGCTAGAGATTCAACGTGCAGAACGCGAATGGTTTGACTCTCAGACCAAGCGTATCGACGTAGAAGGCAAGCTGATGATGACTGACGCTCAATTACAAGCAGCAGTGCAACAGAACTTAATGATGATGATGGGCATGGGCGCTGAAGAACTGCCAGAGGAGAACATGGAGTTCGAGCAGATGGAGGAATCTGTAGCTCCTGGTGTACATCAAGGCCAAATGGCTCCGATGGCACAAGCTCCACAAGCTCAAGCATCACAGCCACAAAGACAAAAACGCGCTGGACGTTCAAGAAATCCAGCAGGGAGTATGACTAGAAAGCCAAACATTGGCGCATTAACCGGCGAAGAAAAGCCAGGAGAAGAAAGTAATGAGTGATGAAAACGCAGTAGCAGAGGTCGTCAATGAACCAGAAGCTATCTTGGAACCAACGGAAGCGGTTGATCCGACTGTGCTGGACAGCGAGGAGCCTGAAGCGCAAGAAACTGCACAGGATACTGAAGAAGCTATTGATAAAGAAAATGCTTGGGTCAAGAAACGTATTGATGAGCTCACCAGAGATAAACACGAAGCTCGTCGGTATTCGGAAAAACTTGAAAAGTTGCTCGAGCAACAAGAGCAGATGCTTAAACAGTTTGCTCCGAAGAATGAACCACAAGCGTCAAAATTAGCGCCACCAGATCCTAATGACTTTGCTGGAGGACAATATGATCCAAGGTATATGGACGCAATGCTTCAATATACTAGAGTGTCTGCGGTTGAAGAAGCCAAGGCAGCAGTCGCAGCAGAATATGAACAACGAGCGGCGACACAAAGCGCTATGGCTGCACAGGCGAAGCTAGAAGCGGCTGAAACTGCAACAAGAGCTAAGTTTGCTGATTACGATGCTGTCATTGAAGGCATCACATCAGATCCAAGACTAGCTCAGAATCCTACGATCAGACAGGCTTTACTGGGGTTAGATAATGGGCCAGAGATTGCCTATATGCTTGGCCGCAATTTAGATGTCGCGTATGAAATTGCTGCGCTTGATAACCCTATCGCTGCTGGCATGAAGTTAGCGGAGATCATTAACCGCGCTCCAAGGGCTAGGTCTAACGCGCCAACTCCGATTAAGCCACTCAATGGCGCTGCTGGAGGAGTTCCAAGGAATGTTAAGAGCTATGCTGATATGACGACTGCTGAATATATCGCTGCTAGAAACGCTGAGGATCTAGCTAAAAAACAAGCAATGATGAAGCGATAATATGATATAGGTATCCAGTGCTAGAGATAGCACTTTTCATACTCCTCACTCATAGCCAGAACTTAAAACACTCTGGCTTTTTTTGTGTATAATTCAACTGCGGCAGGAGGTTCGAAACTCCGTCTGGATTCACGCCCAGACAGCCGCACACTTCAAGCGTGACCACTCGTGATGGTGATCTATGAAGCAGTTCTACGTCTACATCCATAAAAAGCCTGATGGAACTCCTTTCTATGTTGGGAAAGGAACAGGCAATCGAGCCTATCAATTCGCAAAACGCACTGAATGGCACAAGAACATTGTTGCCAAATATGGCAAAAACAACATAATTGTTGAGATCATTAATTGTATTAATGAGTCGCAAGCGTTTGATCTTGAAAAAATTTACATCAAGCAATTTAAAATTAATGGAGTGACGCTAGTTAATCTAACTGATGGTGGAGAGGGGACATCTGGTCTTATTCGTGGAAGACCATCTGATGAACATAGAAGGAAAAATGCTGATGCGAAGAGAGGAAAAGCTCAATCAGAAGAAACAAAAAGAAAAAGAAGCGATGCTTTGAAGGGAAGAAAAAGAGAATTTACTAAAGAACATTTGCAAAAAATAAAAGAATTTAACAAAACAAAAATAGGAAATCAAAACAGAAAAGGAAAAAAACATACAGAAGAATC